TCCTTAGTCTTAATTCTAAATCTGCTAAGAAGGTTAATGAACTTGCTCGTGAGGTTCATCGTTCTAACCATGTTCTTGCATCTGGTCAGTCTAAGGTTATTAAGGTAGCTCTTGGCGGCCTATATTATAAACTTGGCTCTAAATCCGATGAGATTACTGGTGCCTATATTGATCCCGCTTCCGGGGATCTTATGAAAGCCCGTACTGTTGCCAGTAAGGTAGATAACCCTGGCTGCATTTTGGTCGCCATGGGCCACACTGGCTTTGAATCTATGGAGACCCTGCTTCCACCCGCTTCTGCTGTGAAGAGTGTCCAGATTGGTACCGGTCTGTGGGCCGGTAAGCAGCGAAGTCCTTCTAGTATTTGCGTTTCCGGTAAATACGAAGAGAAGTATTATCCCATGTACATTCACGGTACTAATCGTATTATGGGTAATAACCATCCTTTGCGTCCCTCATATGTCACCGCAGCTAATTCTGCCGGTGTCGATCTCAATTATAGTTTGCCTACTGGTCAACTTCCTACAACGCATGTCACTGTTACTGAGGATTCAGATGTTATGCGTCCTAACGGCAGTGGTGCTGTTGGCACATAAATATGGATTTCATATTCCGTTTATTTTTACGTTGCCATCACAATTTATTCATTTCGAATTGCTGTAGTCATGGCCTACCGCAAGAAGCCGTCATTTCGCCGCACTCCCTACCAGCTTCGCCGGAGGAGGGTTACTTATCTCCGCCCGAGAGCGAGGATTAATTACCGCCCTATGATGCGCCGTAGGCGTTAGGGGTTAGGTTAGGATTAGGGATGGGGTTTAGATTCTGTAAATATTCATTATTAATTAACATGCCTTTTAAGCAAACCACATTTAAAAATTATAAGAAGCTGTCTCGTGCGAGACATGCTGCCAATGCTCGTAGAAGAGCAGCCCAAGATGCTCAAATTGCTCGGAATCGTATTATCGCTGCTCAGTCTCGTCGTATTTCGAAAGCTTTTCACGCTAATAGTTACACCAAGAAGGGTATCGCTGCCAACAGATACCTTCGTAAGCACAAGAACTTCAACGCAACGTGGGGTGCAACCCTCACACAGCGCTAAGGTGACAGTCTAATATTACCTGTCACCTTGTGCACCGCACATATTTTTATAGTACTTATTACTTTTTTCGTTGTAAATTAAATATCCGGAAAATTTCTGGTTGGACTTTTTTTCTTACAGTTTTCGTACCTATACCCCAAATTAGTACATTTTTGGAAAAGCGTTGGGTCGAAACTCCGCCTCTCTTTACAATGTCATGCCCGCCACAGGATCGCGTAACCGAGCCTATTGCTTCACCTGCAACAACTACACCGAGGAATCGCGAGATATTCTTGCAGGATTGGACGAAGATGGGACCACCAAGTTCATTATTTACCAACCAGAGCGAGCTCCATCTACCGGGACTCGACATCTTCAGGGATACATTGTCTTTGCAAATCCCAGAACTCATGCCGGAGTCCGAGTATTACTCGGCTCACAGTTTTCCCTGCAAGTCGCCCGCGGAGACTGTCAGTCTAACATCACCTACTGCTCAAAAGAAGACTCCCGTGACACCGAGGCTGAATTCGGTGTTATCGAGCTTGGAGATCGAGAGTCTGCCATCGGCACCGGAGCTGGCTCGGGATCGCGTACAGATCTTGAGCGCATTGCCAAGCGACTCCGTGATGGAGCTACCGAGTCCGATATCGCGGAAGATTATCCCGCGTCGTATATTATGTACACCCGTGGAATCCGAAGTTTTGCGCAACTCACGGTTCCACGTCGCAGAGACCCACCAACTGTATATTGGTATTGGGGACCCACTGGCACTGGAAAGACACGATCTGCGTCTGAAGAGAGCCCAGACGCTTACTGGAAGTCAGCATCCCACACTTGGTGGGATGGATACGACGGCGTAGCCGACGTTATTATTGACGATTACCGCTGTGATTTCTGCAAATTCAGCGAGCTGCTGCGCATTCTTGACCGTTACCCTTATCAACTTCAGATTAAGGGCGGAACTCAGCAACTTAATGCCAAGCGCATTTACATCACCGCCCCCCGGCCCCCGGCCGAGATGTGGGCTTCCCGGACTGAGGAAGATTTAGGTCAACTCCTCCGAAGAATTACTGAAGTTAAGTATTTTGGCCCACCTGTGGAGCCCATTATTATTGCTAACTAATCATTATTTATTACTATGAGTACACAGTTAGCTCAAGCTCTTTATGAGGCCGGCTTAGCGGCCGCTGCCGATTATTCTAATAAGAAGGCGCGTGCTAGCCAGTCCAGTACGCCTGGCTCTTCGCCTAATTTAACAATGACCTCTACTCGTACTCAGACTAATATCCTGGACCAGATTCAAGCTCATTCTGAATCTGTTGATGCCAAACGTATTCCTGCTTCCAAGTATCGCCTTCATAAGGCGAAATACATTCCCTCAATTGGTAATTTCTTGGGGGATCTTTTTATGTCTACTTTGACCTCTAGATTGAATTTCGGTTTTGTTTCTAATACCGGAAATTCTATGTCCCTGTATAACTTTAAGCACGCTGCTGATCCCGATCCTATTAATTCGGGTATCCCTGGTATGGCCCCCAGGGGCAATTATCGTGGTATTGCTTTCATGAAGCTTCGTTTTACTGATCCCAATGTCACTCGCAATACACCGAACGCTCTTAATGCGACTCCTCAGAACACTATGGCCACTATTGATGGCAACAATGTTCTTTCGTGTTATCGCGAGTTTAACAACTGTCCTGAGCTCACCAACGCTGGTGGTGCTTCCGTTGTTAAGGGTGCTATTCCCTATCTTTTTAATCAGGACCAGCAAACCACGCAGGGCAAAATCCGCCAGCTTGGTCTCGGATGTAACCTTGCTCAGCTTGAGAATCATGCGTATCAATCGTCTAATTTTGTTACCGCTCAGATGACTAATCTTCTTAACTCCAAGTCTGGTCTTAAAACTACTGATGGAGCTTATGGCGACAATCAGTATGGTAATGTTGGTACTACTGGTTATGATAATAACCCCGATGCGGAGTGGGATGGCAACGTTGATGGCAACGCTGGCCTGATTCAGGGCCCCGCTCCCGATTGGAGATATCCCATTAGTGTTAAGGATGCTGTTATGCGCATCCAAGACGGTTATGTCGAGTTTGATGTTACTAACACAGCAAAGACTCCGTGTGTTATTGAGCTTGTTCTTCACTCTATGAAGAAATGTGATCAAACTGTTCAGTCCCCTGAGGTTTATTCTGAGATCTGGAATGCTTATGATTACCAGGTTCAGCAGCAAGTCTCCACAAATGATGTTGCCGACGATGCTAATTCTATCGGTGGTTGGCAAACATTCTATGATCCTAACGTGCCTCTCCTTAGTCTTAATTCTAAATCTGCTAAGAAGGTTAATGAACTTGCTCGTGAGGTTCATCGTTCTAACCATGTTCTTGCATCTGGTCAGTCTAAGGTTATTAAGGTAGCTCTTGGCGGCCT